GAGATCAGTGGTATTTCATTCCTACCACATTCAGATCACTCATATCGTCAAGCACCATATCAGGATACTACAAAAGAACACTATGAAGCATTCCTTGAGAAGATGCCAAAGAATGTGGATTGGTCAGAACTCACTAAATATGAGAAAGTGGATAGTACAGTAGGTACTCAAACTTTTGCATGTAGCGGTGACAAGTGTGAATTGGTTGATTTAACATCTAGTAATTAAGGAGATACAATATGGATAGCAATACATTAGTAACAATAGTAGTGTCGGGTTTATTAGGTTTTTTCATGGTTAAGTTCTTTCAAATAAGAAAGGAACTTGCTAAAAATGAGTTAGATCGTCGTCTAGACGACATTTATAGTGATATGGGTAGAATGCGTGATCATATTGATAAGGAAATTGAGAATGTCACAGAAGAGATCCGTGGAGCAGAGAAGGAAGTTTATAACTATGTTGATCAGCGTATGAATGCTGTTGCTCGTACCCACAATGAATTGGATAGACAAGTCTCGGAACTATACAATATGGTATCAGAAGACGAAGCAACTCCAACTCTTTTTGATAATGTAGCCAAGTAAAACACCCGTAATCGGGAAACTAAAGTCCAGTCCTTCGGGACTGGATTTTTTTTATATTTTTGTTTCCAGAAGTTGTATAAATAATTATGTCATGAAAGGCAGACTACTCAAAGTTTTGAGTCTGATCCTTGCGACAAGTTCATCTTGCAACAATATCAGTGTCGATAAATCGGAAACCCCCCCACCACCGATAGTAAACATAGTGACACCTCCAGAAGAACCGAAGGAATTTGAAGGGTTCACAATAATAGAAGAGGGTCAAGATCCTTATCGTTGCGTGGGGCAAGTATTAGATAAAAATCATGTTATGGTGGGCAGTGCAGTTCAGATTGCTGAGAACATCGTACTCACTGCAGGTCACTGTATGGATGGAATGGATCTTAAATATTTTAAAATCTGTGGCAAAGACTACGAGATTAAGGAACAGATTCTACATCCAAGGTTTAAAATAGGTGAAGTAATTATACATGATATTGGAATATTGGTTCTTAATGAATCAACCGATCTAACAGATTTTCCTGTTTTATGTTGGGATAAATGCGAATTAACAAGATATGAGGAGTTAACAACCGTTGGATTTTCACACCAAATTAAAAAGAAAAGCGAACACGGTTCATTCTTCTATTTTGGTATTGTCTTGGAAGACCCATTTGAATTTAAATTCAATTCTACTAGAGGAGCACATGTTTGGTTTGGCGATTCAGGTGGTGGAGTTTTTGAGGACAATGGTAAATTAGCAGGATTAATTGCCTCTTTCAGAATATATGATTTAACAATTACAGAAATGTCAGCCACTCCGTTATTCATGTATAAAGAGTGGATAGAATCTAATTTAGAAAATTATAAATGTAATGACTAGAATACAAAAAATTCTTGTTTGTTGTTGCTCATTCCTAATAGGAATGCTATTAGCAAGAACATTAGGTTTCTGATAAATACTTATATGGTAATAGCAGGAATAGATTATTCTCTTTGTGGTCCAGCCATCTGCGTATTTGATGGTGATGGTTCTTTTTCATATAATAAATGTTCATTCTATTATTTGACTGACATCAAAAAATACGCAGAAACTTTCAGCGGTAATATATTCGGTGAAAGGTTTATGGATTGGAACACCGAACAAGAACGCTATAAGACTATAGCAGACTGGGCAGTTGAGATAGTACTGGGATGTTCTCATGTAGCAATAGAGGGATATGCTTATTCCGCTAGTGGTCGCATATTCCATATAGCAGAAAACACAGGTCTATTGAAATATAAGTTATATGAGATGGGTATGCCTACCACAATCATGCCACCAACTGAAGTTAAAAAATATGCTACAGGTAAGGGTAATGCAGATAAACAAATGATGTATGATTCATTTGTTCAAGATACTGGTGCTGCTCTAAGATTAACAATGACACCCGATAAAAAAGAAATTACGAGTCCAGTGTCAGACATCGTGGACTCGTATTTCATTTGTAAGAAGTTGTATGATAATATGACTTATCCGTTAGGAGATTGAGTGTCTTGAGTTGGATTCTTTAATTTTTCCATCTCTTGTTCAACTTCTTTTAGTCTATCTTCTGTTTGCTCACAGTTTCTAATCCATTGTCTCCATCCCCAGGTTACTACTAGGAATACTAATGGTAGATACCATAATATCCATTGCCATCCTGTTTGGAAGGAAGCACCAGTTGCAATTTCGTGGTTAATCTTTTTAAGAATAACACTCTCTGAAGTTGTATCTGGTACTATACTTGGAGCAGTGCTGCAAGCAGTCAATGCCAATAAACTTAATGCTATTAAATATTTCATGTTTTTGCTCCTCATGATTTGTTAGAAGCAGCAGCAGATCCAAAGTAGAATCCAATGATGCTTAATAGAATTTGACGATTCTCACTAGTGAATAAGTAACCATTTACTTCAACAAAGAACTTCTTAGTTGTTTCTGGGAATAATCCAAACATTCCCTCTGGTGTCTTTGCATCAACTTCAACAAAGGTTGGTACACCAAAGAATGGTAGTACGAATGGTGCTAGGAATGTTGCAAATAGAACTGAAAGAACTATTAATTGACGAACACCACGACCAACATCTAGCGGAACTCTTTGTGCTGCTTGATTTTGATTTTCGGTTGTCTGCTTATTTGCCTGCATAAGCTGCTGAAACATCTCTTTTTGATCTTGGGATTTCTGTGCCATGTAACGGAACAAGAATCCCGTTGCTGACCCACCCACTAATGAAATTAATTCTGTAGGTATCATAATTTTCTCCTTTTGTTACCCTTATTACTACCTCTTCTTACGAACGCCAACTTGGGGTCATACCCCCATCCTTCCTTACTGAATGCTGTACCTAAGCCTGTCCCTGCTACTCCCTGAACTCCGCCGCCTGCAGAGATTTCTTCTTGGAATTTAATTAACTGTTGTAACTTTCGTTTTGCATCTTCAGTTAATTGATCCTTAGTATTTATACCCAAGGCATTTAGATAAAATCTAACATCTTCTTTTAGTCCGCCTAGTTGATTATTGAGTGCTAAATTTCTCAATCTTGCATAAATTGTACTATCTGTAGTGCAAATATCTATTAATTCATCCAATAATTTTAATAAACGCCTTCTAATATTTGCATTGCCGCTCATTCTAAATCCATTTTTTATATTATAAATTAATATTTGAGCTTTGTTAGCAGGCATACCTGTTAACAATAGAATATTTAAAAATCTCAATGGATATTTTATAGAACCTTTAACATACTCTGTTGCAAGTTCCTTTTGAGACTTATTAAATTTTTCTACTGCTTTGAATTTCATTAGTCTCCGCTTCCTACTTTCTTCTTATAACATCTAACAACTGCTGCTGAAGCATATGCAGATGGCCAAACTTTAAATCTGGACTTGACACTTGCTTTACATGCAGCATGTGCTTTTTTATTTCTGGGATTCCATGATTCGCATATGAACTTAGACATTGCATTTTTAGTTTGTTCTTTTATTCTATTCTTACCTGGTCTATATTTGCCTTTTTTGGCTTTCCAAGTTTTACCTGTCTTGTGACTACTAAATTGTCTACCTGCTCTATGTGCTTTTTGTTTTAAACGAATAGCCTTTTTCTTTTGACCTTTTGACATCTCACCCCATGTTTGCGGAGTCTCACTGGATACTCTTTTAGATGGTCTACATTTTACACGCCCTCGACCTTTATATTCACCACACTTACTGCCATCTTGGGCTGTCCATTTTTCTCTAAACCAGCGTCCTATGTCTTCTTCTAATCTTCTCATATTTCTCTCAACTTATTAATTATTCTTCTATCCAATGGTATTTCTAATAAATCTATTTCTGGTATACCTTCCGGTAATTTATTTAGGAAAACGATGAAAGTTTTTAAATAAGCATGTAAATCCTTCTCTATTCGTGAAAAAAGAAGTCTTGTAGCAGATACGGTATCAAAAATATTGTAAAAAATAATTATGTGGTTCAATATCAGTCTTTCACGCAATTGTCCAGATGTTTTATATTTTCTGAGCAATCTCTTAAGATATTTTATTCTATTCATATCTTCGTGAAATTCTGTCACATTCTTGCACTGAGGATTATCATACATCTTCATTGCAAACATCATATAATTGTCATCATTTAATACTTCAAAATTCATGATTTACTTCTTTTTTTCACATTTCTTTTCTTCTTTTGGTTTGAGATACTTGTTAATAATTCGAACTAAATCTTTATATCTCATTAATTGTTTTTCTCCTTAACAATTCCATTTGCGAAGTGACTTATTAATTCTTGAATTAGGATCTCTTGCTGTCTTAGCAGAAGTTAATTTTGCCTTCATACCTTTCATTCTACGACAGAAAGATTTTCTTCGTTTTGCTTTCTTTGAACCCTTCTTGAGTTTAGAAGGATGAGTGGTTACTGCTGTTTGTAATTTTGAACCTGGGTTTTCTCTTCTATATGACTCTACACCCTTTTTGTTCAATCCGCCTTCTGGGTTCTTTCCTTCTTTTCTTGTCCATGCAGCAGATTCACCTAATTGTTTAATAGCAGTTTCCATTTGAGATCTGCTTGCTGATAGACCGCCCTTTTTATTGAGTTTATCAAGTCTTGTTTGTAATCTTCCCTTTGCTCTTTTCTTTTGTTCTGGTGTTAAGAACTTTAGTTTTCTGTATAGAGCCTTTGTGCTTTCCTTTATAAAATCAAAATAAGTTTTCATATGTTTGTTCCTAATATGTTTCTTGTGCTTTTGGGTAATCTAGCAAATGATGCTATTTTTCTAGGTATTTTTCCTAATGTTTTTCTTTCTTTCCGTCCAAATCTATTTCTTCTAGCAGTATTGCCTTCTGGATGTATAACATTTGCAAGGTATGAACTTGGATTTGTGTTTTCATCTACATATTCTTTAAACGATTTCATTAATTG